GACAGTCTTAAGCGCGATACTGATACAGACCAAGATTGGCTTATCCAAGAAACAGAAAAGTTTTGCCAAGACCGAGATTTAGTTAATGCCATTCGTAAAGCTATTCTCGTAGTTGATGGTTCTGATAAAGAACTTGGTAAAGACGCACTTCCTGCTCTATTACAAGACTCTTTGGCTATTAGTTTTGATACTCATGTTGGTCATGATTTCTTAGAAGACTATCAGGACCGATATGATTTTTATCATAAAAAAGAAGAGCGCATTCCCTTTGACCTTGAACTACTCAATAAAATTACCAAAGGTGGTTTGCCTCGTAAATCTATGACAGTTTTATTGGCCACGACTGGTGGTGGTAAATCGTTAGTTAAATGTCATGCCGCGGCAAACGCGATGATGGCGGGTAATAACGTTTTGTATATTACAATGGAAATGGCTGAAGAGCGCATCTCTGAACGTATTGATGCTAATCTTCTTGATGTTACGATTGACGAGGTATCTGAAATGCCAAGAGATGTTTACGATAAGCGTATGTCTCGTATCAAAGGTAAATCAACGGGCAAACTTGTAGTGAAAGAGTATCCAACCGGTTCTGCCCATGTCGGTCACTTTAGACATCTGCTTACCGAACTTCGTATGAAGAAAAACTTTAAACCAGATATCATTATGATTGACTATCTTAATATCTGTGCTTCAGCTCGTGTAAAAGGTGCGGCTGCGGCTAACTCATATACACTCGTAAAATCAATAGCAGAGGAGGTACGTGGTCTTGCGATGGAATACAATTGTGCTGTTATTACTAGCTCTCAGTTTAATCGTGATGGCTATGGGAACTCTGATGTGGATCTCACTAATACTTCTGAAAGTATGGGAATTACCCATACTGCTGACTGCATTTTGGGTTTAATTACAACAGAAGAATTAGATAGTCTTGGCCAACTAATGATTAAACAACTTAAAAATCGTTGGGGTGACTTGAGTTATTATCGTCGATTTGTTGTTGGTATTGATAGAGCTAAAATGCAGTTATATGATCTTGAGGATGGTGCCCAGCGTAATGTAAGTCAGTCGCAATCAGCGGCTAATACTGTTCCTCGGCCTAGTGTAAATTTTAACGACGACAGCCCCGTATTTGATAAGGGAGCATTTAACGGCACTAAAAAATCACTGTTTGGAGCTGGTGGTATCACTTAATATAAATAAAAGAAAAACATAAAAGAGGTTTTGTTGTGTTTAGCTTTAAGGGATATATCACTGAAATGGCCAATACGGATTCTGCTGATATTAATGAAATTCAATTAGGATATTTTTTATCTGATAATTGGAGAAAATTTAATGATTCAAAGAGCGCAAAAGCTCAACTCAAATTAAAGCAGACTAAAGTTAGTGGTGATGAGTTTAAATCACAAACGGGAAAAGCTGAGGCAATGGCCAAGGAAGTAATTTCTTGGTCAAAAAAGCATGGATACAGTGGTAAAATCAAAGAAGTTTGGTGGACTGCTAGACCTGGTGTCTTAGCAAAAGCTGTTGGTAAAGCTGTAGACAGTCGTAAGAATCCAACTGATATTTTAGTTCAATTTAGTGATGATAAATTTTTAGGTTTATCAGCAAAGTCAACAAAGACACAAGGTGATATTGGATTTAAGAATCCTGGTCTAGGAACTATCGAAAAAGCAGTTGGTAAAATGCCAAACTTTGCTCAAGACGCTATTGACACTCTTTTAAAGCAATATCCTAATTTAAGCGCTGCGGCAAGTAAACGTAAAATAGAAATACGTGCTGACGACGGAATTGGTAAAGCTGCTGATTATTTAGGCACGGCGGTACTTAATAAAATTAGAGACGATTTATTTAAAAAATTAAATGGTATGAGTGAAAAAAATCTTATTGATTATATCATTAATGATTGGATGGATGCAACTGCTCAATACCCTAGATATATTAAAATTACTGGTATGCGCCAAGGTGCTAAGGTTGAAGATCCATTATCAAATAGTAAACTATCACAATTAGTTCTAGGTAACGTTAAATTAGTTAAGGTTGGAAATGATAGTGTTGGCATTATGGCTGGCGGAAAACGTATTATGAAAATGCGTGCTAAATACGAATCCCAAAAGTTAGCCTCAACAATTAAATTTTCCGGAGACCCTTGGAAATGATTAGTTTTAAAAAATTTATAACTGAAGATAAAAATACACACATGGAACACATTGAGGATAATATTCTTAATGCAGGTGTTAAAGGAACTCGAGACGCAATTAACTTTATCAGAGCCTTAAGAACAATGCTTAGCGGCAGTTCAAAATCAAAGGTTAATGTAACAGTTAAATGGGATGGAGCCCCTGCGGTATTTGCAGGAATTGACCCATCCGATGGTAAATTCTTTGTTGCAAAAAAGGGTATTTTTAATAAGAATCCAAAGGTTTATAAAACAAACGCAGATGTTGACGCCGACACCAAAGGCGATTTGAATACAAAATTGAAACTTGCCCTGGCTGAGCTACCTAAGCTTGGTATCACGGGCGTTGTACAAGGTGACTTTCTATATGCTAAAGAAGATCTCAAAATGGTGGACTTTGACGGTGAACCGCATGTTACTTTCCACCCTAATACGATTGTATACGCGGTACCTGCAGCATCAAAGCTCGGCAAGGAAATACTCGGATCCAAGATCGGAGTGGTATGGCATACAACATACCGAGGATCAAGTTTTGAAGAAATGTCTGCAAGTTTTGGAGAGGAGATTGCATCAGGCCTTAAGACGATAAAATCAGTCTGGTCAGTTGATGCTATCTATAAAGATGTTTCAGGATCTGCTAATATGACTGCAGCTGAAACTGCCAAGGTTACTAAATTAGTTTCTAACATAGGTAAGAAATTCAATACTATTAAAGCGACAACGTTAAATGGAATATCAGATAACGAAGAAACGCTGATGAGAACAAAAACATTTATCAATTCAAAAATTAGAGTTGGCGAACCAATCAGAAACCCTAAATCGTTTGTGAAAGATTTAGTTAAATACATTGATGATTATTATGAAAACGAAGCGGCTAAGCGTAAAACTGATAAAGGTAAAACAGCTCAAAGAGCTAAAAAGGGCTCTACATTAGATTATTTTAATAGAACACCTGAGTCTCAGCTCGTTGCCATGTTTGAACTATATAACATGATGATTGAAGTAAAACATGTTTTAATAGCAAAACTTGATAAAGCTAAAAAGGTTGGAACATTTTTACGAACTAAAGACGGGTATCAGGTAACTGGATCAGAAGGCTTTGTTGCTATTGACCATATGGGTAAAAATGCAGTTAAGCTTGTTGATAGACTTGGATTTAGCAACGCAAACTTTTCAGACAAATATATTAAAGGATGGCAGAAATAATGGCATGGGTTGACGTACCAGGATCACCAACAGTTTTAGTAAGTGGAACACCTACTGCGATTTGGCAATACGATAACGCTCCTACTTTAGGCACGCTAGCAAACGCGAATGCAAAGGTTCAAGATGATCCTGATGTTGGCCCTACTGACCAATATTACCGAGCTAACGGGACTGTTACAAATGGTATCAGATCTTTCACACCTCCAGGCGGCAATACACAAGAAACATATGTAAAGTGTCGTAGGGTTCAACCAGCCGCAGGAGGAAAAATTTATACTGATTCCAACACAAACGGTCCTTGGTCTGAACTATCTAAAAACTATTTTGACGCGAGGATTTAACAGATGGCTATTTGGAACAAACTAACACAAGCATATTTACAAGGTAATAAAACTTTATTTGAAGCGTTTATGCTGGCAGATAAAGACGGCAATATTATCAACACATTTGGTTCGGCGTCTAATATTCCAATTGCTGCGGGGCAAGTAGATGGATATTCTCATATCAACAAGTTCGGTCATACAGGTGCCGATATTAATGGTACGACTACTATTTGGGATGGTTCAGATCATTTAAATGGTGGTATATATACTTGGCCAACCGCAGCGGGCGTAGTTACAGTTGCTTCTTCATCTCAATCTGGTGAAACAGTTGTTGTTGAAGGTCTTGATGTTAATTATAATGTCGTATCAGAAGAAACAACAATTGGTGGAACAACCACCGCAGAGTTTTATCGTGTCTATCGTGCATATATGACAGGTGACCAAAATGAGAATGATGTTACCTTTTCAATTGGCGGAACAACATACGCTATTATCCTAGCAGGTAACGGTCAAACTTTGATGACGACCTATACAGTTCCTGCTGGTAAAACGGCGTA